TTAACAATACTGCGGGTAACTACCACATCTTTGTTCCGAACATTACAGCGGCGATTGCTAGCAAAAACTTATATGCTTTTGCTACTACAGCAGTAAACGCTGATATAACGGCTGGAAGATTTACAGTTGAACTAGAATACTCAGTATACTAAAAAATTAATGTGGGCCTTCGGGCCCACACGTTCTTGATTAAGGAGGGAACATGGCAGACACAGTAACAGGACCTACAATCCTACAACAAAACGATAAAAGAGTTACAATCAAAATAGTTGTACAATCTGATGGAACAGGTGGCACAACTGTATTTGGTGACGTATCGGCATTAACATCTGATGATGATGGCAACGCAGTTGCACACTTATCACTACAAAGAATATGGTGGTCATGTGCTAACGGTGATGGCGGTGATGCTTTTGCACGTTTAGATGAAGAAGATTCAGATGGTGACATTCCAATCATAACTTTAATAGACTCAGGATACTGGGACTTCAGAGAGTTTGGTGGCATACCTGCCGATAAATCGTCAAACAGTAATCAAAGTGATGTAAACTTTGTTGTAGCTGCGGCGGCTGATTCTGGTAATTCATATACTTGTATAGCAGAATTCAAGAAAATATATTAGGAGTAGCACATGGCGACTTCCGGCACTAACGTATTTGAAAATACTTTTCCTATCGATGAAATATTCGAAGAAGCGTATGAACGCGTGGGCATGCGTGAAGTTACAGGTTATCATTTAACTTCTGCAAGACGGTCACTAAATATTATGCTTCAAGAGTGGGCTAATAGAGGTCTGCACTATTGGGAATTAGCAGAAACAAATATTGATCTTGTTGAAGGACAAGCAGAGTACACTTTCTTTAGAGCAACTACTGATGGAACAAGTGCGGTAACAACGGCACCTGCTGATGTATATGGTGTGGAGGATGTATTAGAAATGACATTTAGATCGGACAGAACGTCAACATCACAAACAGACTCGTCAATGACAAAAATAAACAGATCAACTTATTCTGCTATATCTAACAAGCTTACTAAAGGCACACCCAATCAATACTATGTGCAAAGATTTTCAGAAAAAGTTGTTGTAACTTTTTATCCAACGCCTGATTCAACAGCAGCCACTAAAGATGCTCACATGTATTTTGTAAAAAGAATACAAGATGCAGGTGCTTACACAAATACAGTTGATGTACCATACAGGTTTGTGCCGTGCATGATATCAGGATTATCGTATTATCTTGCACAAAAATACAAACCAGACTTTGTGCAAAATTTAAAAATGTTATACGAAGATGAATTTCAAAGAGCACTAACAGAAGATGGTTCTTCTTCTAGCACTTTCTTAACACCACAAACATATTATCCAGGAGCGTAGATGCCAAAATTTGCAACAGGTAAATATTCAAAAGCAATATCAGACAGAAGCGGTTTGTCTTTTCCATACACAGAAATGGTGTTTGAGTGGAATGGGTCTTTCGTACACACATCAGAGTTTGAAGCAAAAGCACCACAAGTGCAACCAGGACCACATCCGGCTGATGCAGTGTCGTTACAAAACGTAAGAACAGACAGAACTGAAACTGCAGTTCCACAATTATTAAATATAGATGCATTTAAGACAGGATCATCTGGTTCAAGCACAATTACAGTTACAGAAAGAAGTCATGGCAGATCTTCTAGTGACACTGTAAGATTTAGAGAAGTAGATAGTTTTGATGGCATAACAAAAACAAATTTAGAAAATTCATCAGGTTATTCTATAACTAAAGTTGATGATGATAGTTATACTTTCAGTGTATCGACAGACACTGCAACAACTGGTAGTATTAGAGGAGGAGGAGGCAGAGCCACAGCTGGCCCTGCTACAATAACAAATTAATATGTCATTTACTTTATCAACATTAAGAACATCTATTAGAGATTATACTGAAGTGGGCGACACTGTTTTGTCAGATAGTATTTTGGAAAGAATAATACTAAATGCTGAATCTAGAATATTTAAAACTGTAGACTCTGATGACACTAAGTTTTATGCAACTTCTGAAACTACTATTGGTAACAGATATATAACTGTGCCAACTGGAACTAGAATAATTAGATATATTCAAATTACAGATTCCACAACATCTGATCAAGAATTTTTAAAGCAAGTTGATTCTTCATTTATAGCTACGTATCACCCTGATCCTGACAATACTAGTGACAGGGGAAAACCAAAATATTTTGCACATTGGGATAATGATAACTGGGTTGTAGCACCAACTCCAGATGCGTCTTATGTTTTGACCATGGCTTACATTAAACAGCCAACAACAATAACTACGTCAAACTCTACGACTACTGAATTATCTACAAAACAACCAGATTTGTTGTTGTATGCATGTTTATCGGAAGCTTTTAAATTCTTGAAAGGCCCGGAAAATATGTTACAAATATACGAGGCTTCCTATCAAGAAGCCATTCAAACGTTTGCGGCCGAACAACAGGGTCGAAGACGCAGGGACGAATACAGAGATGGTGCTCTGCGTATCCCAATACAATCACCAACACCGTAATATAAGGAGAAAAAAATATGGCAAATGTTATACCTACATCTTTTAAGTCAGAGTTACTATCTGGTACTCACAACTTTGCAAGTGGTGGTAATAGTTTTAAGATAGCACTATACACAGATATTTCTGGGTTAACTGCATCTACCACAGCTTTTACAACTACAAACCAAGTTAGTTCATCTGGTACAAGCTATACTTCTGGTGGTAATGCACTAGACAGTCAAGCTGTATCAACTAGTGGTACAACTGCTTTTGTTGATTTTGCAGACGAAACTTTTTCATCTGTAACATTATCTGCAGTCGGCGCTATGATTTACAATGACACTAACAGTGACAAAATTTGTGTAGTTCTAGATTTTGGCGGCACTAAAACTGCAACGAACGGAGACTTCGTAGTCCAGTTTCCAGCAGCTGATGCTAGTAATGCTATTATTAGAATTGCGTAAAGGATAAAATATGGCACTAGTTCTTAACGATAGAGTTAGAGAAACCACAACTACAACTGGCACGGGCGCTGTTTCGCTTGGTGGAGCTGTATCTGGTTTTGAAACTTTTGCAGCAGGTATTGGTAACAGTAATACTGTTTACTATGCTATTGTTCATAGATCAGCAGCTGAGTTTGAGGTTGGTCTTGGCACATTAGACGGAGACAGTTCTGATCTTACTCGTACAACTGTTATCTCTAGTTCTAATAGTGACAGTGCTGTAAACTTTGCATCAGGCACAAAAGATGTATTTTGTACATTGCCTGCAAGCAAAGCTGTATTTGAAGACGCAAGCAGTCATGTAACTTTACCTCATGATTTATTTATTGAGGGTGGTCTTATTGACCTTAAAAATGATGGCGGTGCCGTATCACAGATTAAATTTTATTGTGAGTCTAGTAATGCTCACGCACAAACTCTTATTGGTGCACCACACTCAGAATCTGCATCAAACACCCTAACACTACCAAGCACTGGTGGTGACGCTAGATTAGTTTCAACAGCTTCGACTGCAACCCTTACAAACAAAACACTAACAACACCTGTTATTGCAGAGATAGATTCTGGAGCTGACATCACTCTAGATGCTACAGCTGACATTGTACTAGACGCTGCAGGTGGTAATGTAGAATTTAAAGATGCTGGCACGCTTCAATTAACTATCGACATGGATGGCACTGCAGGTGCACAGATAATTAAATTAGAAGTAGATAGTGACGACTTAATATTTAAACAATACGACGGCACAGTAGTGCTAACACTAGACGATGACACAACTGTAAAAGTTGCAACCGATCTAACAGTTGGTGACGATGTAAGCTTATTATCAGACGCTGCTGTTCTTAACTTTGGTGCTGATAGTGACGTGTCATTAACTCACGTTGCGGACACAGCGCTTTTATTAAACAGTTCAAGACAACTGCAGTTTGGTGACTCAGGCACATACATACATCAATCAGCTGACGGAGTCCTGGATTTAGTATCTGATACAGAAATAGAAATCAACGCAACAACTATAGATATAAATGGTAATGTAGAAATTTCAGGAGACTTGACTGTATCTGGTGATGATATCACTATGGGCACGAATACATCGGGCCATATTATGGTTGCTGATGGCACAAACTTTAACCCAGTAGCTATATCTGGTGATGTTAGCATAGCAGCTAATGGAGCGGTGACTATTGCAAGCACAGCTGTTGAGACGTCTATGATTGCAGCTGATGCTATAACAGAAGCTAAGATTGCAGATAATGCAGTTGAAAATGAGCATCTTAATGACAACGTAATTTCGGGTCAAACAGCTCTAACATCTGGACTTGCGACAACAGATGAGTTATTAATAAGTGATGGCGGAACTATCAAAAGAATGGACGTTAGTCTAATATTAGACACGTCTTCTGCTGATGCTACCGCGTTAGCGATCGCATTAGGATAAGGAGAAAATAAATGGCAAACACATTTAAGGTCAAAACAAAAGCTGGAATAGGTACATCTATTACAACTGTATATACAGTTCCTAGCACTACTACTGCGATTGTTCTTGGTTTGATAGTGGGTAATGTTACAGGCTCTGCTGTAAATGCAACAGTGCATGTAGAATCCGACACATCAGATACAGAAACAAATGGCAATGTAGAGTTGGTAACAGCAGCACCGATACCTGCAGGAGGTTCATTAGAAACTCTTGGTGGAGGTAAACTGGTATTGCAAACTACTGATATATTACGGGTGACTTCTGACACAGCTTCGTCACTTGATGTTTCATTGTCCATAATGGAGATATCGTAAGATGGCAGCCACAGTTCCATTTAACGGTCTTACAGACAGCACATCAAAACTTATAAAAGAAGTAGCAGCTTCAAGCTCAGCGACTGTTTCATTTGTAAATGGGTCAAGTGATGTTGTGTTTGATGGCACATTTGATGTGTATGAGGTTATTTATATAAATGTACATCCAGCGACAAATGATGCTCAGTTTGGTTTTAAAGTCACAACTGACGGAACAAATTTTGGAGTGGCAACAACAGGTACTTTTAATTATGATTTTAATAATGAAGCAGGTAGTTCCGCTGCAACTTGGGGAAATGTTGCTGATTATGATATTGCTCAAGGCACTGGATTAATAAATATAGCACACAGTATAGGCAATGGTGCTGATGAATGTTGTTCTGGTAGACTTATTTTTTATGCCCCAGCAAGCACCACCTTTGCAAAAATGTATAATTATTTTACCACAGGTTACCATGCCTCTGATATAGCTGAAAATTACAATGGTGGCGGATATGTAAATACAACATCTGCTGTAACCGGTCTTCAGTTTTCTTTTCATAGTGGTAATATTGATGCAGGAACTTTTAAATTAATAGGACATAGAACATAATGAAAAAAATTGTAAATGGAGTTTCAATTGACATGACTGCTGACGAAATAAAAGCACGTCAAGATGATGAGGCAATTGAGATTGCAAGAAAAGCTACAATAAATACGGCACAAGAAAAAATTGTTACAGATAGAGCTTCTGCAAAAACAAAATTAAAAACATTGGGTTTAACCGATGATGAACTAAAGGCGGCGTTTAGATTATGAGCTACATCGGACAAACATTACCAGCTGATACTTTTCAAGGCTTTACTACCGACAGTTTTACCGGTGATGGTAGCGCTACGACGTTTACTTTATCAAAGGCTCCGTTCTCCGAGAACGGGCTAATCGTTGTTATCAACAACGTTATACAAAAACCTACAACAAACTTTACTGTATCAGGCACAACACTAACCATCGTTGGTACAGCTGTAGCATCAGGTGATGTTATTTATGCAACACATTTAAGTGGTGTAATACCAAGCACACTTGCATCAAAGTTAGATACTAATGGAGTATCAGATGCACTTATTCTCGATGCAGATGCCGATACAACAATAAGCGCGGACACCGATGACCAGATAGATTTCAAAGCAGGTGGCACAGACATCATGTCATTAACTGCAACGACTGCCACATTTAATGATGGTGTTGAAATTACAGTCAATGATAATTCAAACACGTTAAAATTAATATCAACAGACGCTGATGCTACTAACGGCCCAACTTTAAGAATGTCAAGAGACTCTAGCTCTCCAGCACCAAACGACAATATTGGTAGAATAATTTTTTCTGGTGAAAATGATGCCAGTGAAGAAATTAATTATATGACAATTCAAAGTTTAATAGCTGATGAAACAGATGGCACAGAAGATGGTTATTTTACATGGAGCATGATGAAAGCTGGAACATCAACTGAAAGATTTAGAATTGAAACGGGAACTTTTGTAATTAATGACCCTGGTGCTGATTTTGATTTTAGAGTTGAGGGAGATAGTCAGACACATCTACTGTATGTTGATGCTAGTACAGATAATGTATGTATGGGAACTGACAGTTCTAGTGAGGGAAAACTTAAAATTGCTCAACCTGCGGCTGATTTATATTCTTTAATTAATGAATGTTCAGTTGCTTCGGGAAATATGTACATACAAAGAAATACTTATACAGCTCAGTCACCTGACAACAACACCAGCTTTGCTTATTGGCTTAATGATACCACTACTGCTAGATTTGGCGTTTATTCAGATGGTGATGTTAAAAACCACGATAACTCTTATGGTTCATTTTCTGATGAAAGAATTAAACAAAACATAAGAGATGCAAATTCTCAATGGGACGACATTAAAGCTGTTAAGGTTAGAAATTATAAAAAGAAAGATGATGTAAGACAGTATGGTGATAAGGCTTGGGAACAAATAGGAGTTATAGCACAGGAACTAGAGGCTGCTGGAATGGATAAATTAGTTAAACATTCTAACCCTTCAGAAGGAGATATTACTTCATCATCAGAGTTTGGAACTTTAAATGAAGATGGCACTATAAAAGAAATTAAATCTCAAATAAAAGGCGTTAGTTATACTGTGTTATACATGAAAGCCATCAAAGCATTACAAGAAGCTATGGCAAAAATAGAAACACTAGAGACAAAAGTAAAAGCATTGGAGGACGCATAGGATGAGCCAGACAAAAGTAGAAGCACCATTTGTAGAGAAAGTACATCATTTTAAAAATTTAATTCAAAACGGTGGAATGCAGATATGGCAGAGGGGGACATCTGCCACTACCATTCCAGATGGAGTGGTATCAACTGTTGATAGATGGGTCATGTCTGAAGGCACAGACGGTTCTGCAACAAGTGAGTATGACCTTTTATCTGATGCGGATAGAGCAACAACAGGACATAGTTATGCACTAGAATTAAATTGCACAGGTGCAGATACATCTATTGCGGCTGGGGACAGGAGTTATATTTACCACAGTATAGAAGCACAAAATTGCCAACATTTAAAATGGGGCTCTAGTGC